GACGACGGAAGCTATTCCATCTTTCAAGTGCGCGGCATCAACGGCAAATTTCGCGCTCCCACAAACATAAAAACCTACTAATGAAAAACAACCCTTGGTCTGAGATGGACAAACTAATGGCAGAGGAAACCGTTTCCCGTAAGGACGGGTGGTGGTCCATGCAAGACTTCATGGACAACTACAAATGCCCAAGAAGCACAGCCCGCTCACGAATTGAGTCTTGGCTTGCCCTAGGTTCGCTTGAGAAGAAAGCAAGAGTCATTGTTGACGGGAAACGCGGCTCCTACTATCGCTACGCCAAAAAACCTTTGTGATGGTGTAAAGAACAACATTTCAGGGCCACCCACCTGACGAGGTGGGGGCAATCCTGAAGATGGGAGTTTGAGCCTCCCTTACAAAATCCTGTCTGCACTGAATGTCGGGTTCATCCGTGAAAGCAGCAATGCTTCTAGGTGCAGATGGGAGCTAATTTATGAACAACACGTCCCCCAACGACCCGCTCTATTGGTTTAAGAACCTACCAGAAAAGGTAAGCGTCTTAGTTCAATTGGACGACAAGAGGCTCATGGAGCTACCTAAACACTACAAGTTCAGGATGATGGGGGTGGACGAAGAACTTACCGCCCATTGTGAAGTGGTGGGCGGAGCCAATTGCGGCCTCCAATTCTACCTAAGCGGGAATGGGCTTAACGCGATGGAGCCGGTTAGCGATTGAGCAAGTAGTCGTCAATGGCCGCTTGCTGTTCTTGGTCAAAATCACCCATCATTTGAAGGTAGTCACCATATTCAGGTTTACCCATAGCTTTCTGAATTATAGCAATACCAGCCGCAGTTTTTCTTGGAGCAATTTGCAATAAACGAGCGTCAGCAAACAGGGCTGCATTTGCCGGATTGGTTTTGCTCATGAATGCCCTGCCGGATGCTTGTTCCAAAGCATAAGACGCAAAACCAGCGGCGGCTAGATTCTTATATGGAAGCCGTCCAATGAGACCAGTTATCCTGCGTCCCTGCTGACTGGCCTTTGCTTGAATTATGCTTTGGGCTATTTCAAATTTCGTCCAGTTCTTGATTAGTTCAAGCCTATCTTTTCCGATAACAGCCTCAACAGACTTTGCTTGCTGTTTATTTTTGAACACATTGCTAAGCATTTGCTCAAAGCTGTAAGTGTTCTTGCCGGATTCAACGGTGGATTGGCCCAAGATTCTTGCCTTCTCAAAGAGCGTTTGAAACGCCGTATCCGCAATGTTCTTTTGTTGCTGAGGGGGAAGTTTGCCAATTACGCTCTTAACGTATTCTGGGCGATATTTACCCGACAAAACCAAACCCTCAAAAAACTCAGCAGGACGTTCAGCAACGTGGACCACATTGCCGTTGTTAATTTGAGATACCAGAGAGGAGGTTATGTTAGATCGACGTTCAGAAGCCAATTTGATGGCATCTTTGTAATAGCTATTGGCTTTATTGATGCCTTCCCTTTCGGCGATGGCCATAGCTTCATTAATGGCTCCAATTGACGGCAGTGTTTCGCCGCTAAACAAGCCATTCATGTTCCTCATGGCGTTTACTTGCCGTCCGGTTTGCTCAATGAATTGCCAACGATTACTGCCGTTAAAAAGGATGTTCTTAACAGAACTATCAATAGTGTTTAGCGATTGAGCCAACTTGCCAATGTCTTCAATTTCTACGTTTCCAATGTTTACCTTTGATGTTCCCATCAAATTATCAACAACCGAACGCTTTAGATTGTTAAACGTATTGGGCGGAATGACCGCCTTAGCCGCAGCCCAATCAGCCGTTCCGCCATTTGCCAGTGTTTTGACAATATCTTCCGGATTGTTAAAACCATCATTAACCAACCTACCAACAAACTCGCTTGCCTCAATAGGCTCAATCATTGCCTTGTAAGCATCGTTAGCAGCACGAAGTTTTGCGGCTCCATTACCAGTAAGCGAAGCAACGGAACGGTCAATGTCCTGAGACAATGCTTTGTAAATTTCCTTTGCCTGACCAATGTTCATGCCGGGAAACAATTCGGACTTACCCCCGCCAATAATAGCTCCAATTTGACTACGAAGTTGACGAGCAGCACCCAAGTCCTGTTTTGCTCCAACAATGTCCTGTAATCCAGTTACAGTGGCCCTTAATGGGGCAAGAAGCGTGCTTTCATCTCCGCTAACAGTTGTTGGAAAATTCTTAGATGCTTCACGGATTACCTTCTTGGTGTTATCCAAGGAAATAAATCTGCTTCCATTTGCCAGCCATTTAGCCGTAGAACCAATCTCACCCAATGCTTCCTCGTAAAGCATATCGGTGGCGTCTTTAGCATCAATAAACTTTTGTTTAGCACCACCAATTGCGGCCAAACCAGCCTCACTAGGTTGAAGCGCAATTGAAGATGTTGCAGCATTTATGCGAGCCATTGCCTTTGCTTCAAGAGAAGTAGCAGCTTTTTCCGCCATCCCTAGCGATTTAGAACGCAACGATTTGTCGGCTTCGGTAAGGCTTTGAGCCAAAACATCGCCAGCATCAGAAGCAGAAAGTTTAGCTGGATTGGAGCTGCGAATAACATCGGCCAATTCAGCGGAAGTTGACGGATTGTATCCCTTATCTTGAAGGAATTTTTTAGCGTCCTGCCCCTCATCAATAAATGTTTTTATGCTATCAGTTCGAGCACCCCTCGCCCTTGCCGCGCCAACAAAACTCTCAACCGCCTTAGGAGCAGCAACACCAAGCACCGTTTCTAAAACCGTTCCCTTAGCTCTGCGACTTGCAATTTCAGGAGCGTTAATTGGTTGATCGGTAAGACCACGAAAAGCAGCATCTTGAAATGCACCAAAGACGTTAGACCCCAATGCGCTTATTCCGGATGTTTGAGCGAGCTTCGCAAAACTGCCAGCTGTTCCCGGTGTTTTAGCTAACGCGGAGACAAAACCAGCAGAAATTTCCGGTCCCTTAGATGCAATCTCGGCAAGATCACCAACATCTAGCCCCTTGGGGTCATCAACCACCCATTTAAAGCCATCAGAGGAAGGGATGCGAACCAGAGCCCTATTGCGGCTGAGTGGAAGGAAAGAGTCCTTCCCGTATTCGGTTTCATAGTAGGCTTTTCGTTCTTCGGCAGTAGGCGCAAATCCAGCTTTAAATCGTGTAAGCAGAGGAACTGTTTCAGTAGTTGAAACAGGGTCGGCCAATCCCAATTGTCCTTGGATGTTTCTAGCCCTTTGTTGGGCCATTTGTTGCTCATTACCAGCAACAAGTTCAGGAACAAATCTAGACTGATTTTGACCCTGCGCTACGGAAGCCTGTTGGCCCATTTGGGCTTGAGCGGGTTCACCCTGTGCAGTAGATTGTTCAGAAATGTAGGACTCAATTTCGGATGCCGTTGGCTCACGATTGGCCTCAATTTCAAAAGTTCCCCTGTTGGTTTCTATTTTGTATTTAGGCATTATTTGATTTCCGTAACTTTATTGATTACGAGAGGTTCAGCCGGGGTTCCAAATGTCATTAAGGAGTTTTTGACTTGTTTGAGCCTCTTTACGATTTCTTCACGAGGCAAGGTTGGGTCTAGGGTCGTAATGTTGCTTTCAATTTTAGCACCCTCCTTATCGCTCAGACTTCCAAATCCGGTTGCCCCGGTTTTGCTAAATGATTTCATTCGATTGATTTCATCAAGGCTCAATGTTGCCTTAACGGAATCAAGAAGGGTATTTGCAATTGCGGCTTGACCATTATTAAACGGAATGAACGATAATGCTTGCCCAACGGCTTTTATCCCCGAAACACCGCCGCCAGTTCCCGATTCATAAAGAGATATTAACCGGTTGATGTTTGAAACGGTGTTGACTGTTTTTTGTCTAAAATAATCAGCCTGTCCCTTTTCTTTTTCTATGTCTTTTTTCTCTGCGGCGGCAGCAAGAGCTTTTTCTCGCTCAAATTTTTCACGGGCTAATTCATCAGCCGGTGAAGGAGGCTTGGGCTGACCCATTGCAATTTTGTCTAGTTCAAATTTCTCACGAGCCAATTGATCCGCTGCTGAAAGAGGTCTTGGCAGACCCATACCCGCAACTTCAGCCCTAGCTCTCTCAATGTCCGCGTTCTCTTTTTCTATCCTCTTCTCAAGAGCAACTTGGTTTAAGTAGATGTTTCTGCCTTGGACCACAGCATTTGGGCTGTATTCTTTAAGTGTTTTGCTGGATATTTTACCATTTCCCTGAATTAACACACTGGCGTATTCGGTGGCGTTTTCCATATCCATATCACGCTCTGCCTGACGCATTGCATTAGCCTCAGCCAAAGCCCCACGGGACTTTTGAAGGATGCCGTCAAGTTCATTAGCGTATGACTTTAGCTTACCAATGGACACCTTTGGAATGTCTTCAACGGATAGGCTTTCCAGCATCTCGGGACGAATTGGGGACTTATTACCATAGAGCTTTGGGTTGGCCCTAAATTGATTCATGGACTGAATCGCCTCACCCATCTTGCTTCTTACGGCTGTCTCAAAAAAATCACGCTCCTCTTTATTCTTCTGATAGTTCTGGATACCACTACCGATTTGTTGGCCAAGATTGGCGAACATTTGGCCGTATGCTTGGCCGCCTGCTTGGATGCTTTGTGCAGCAGATTGCGCCCCCTGTGTGATGGGGGAGTAGTCAATGCGACCTAGGGCGGGATTTACGGAGCTTCCAATCATTGTGTTTAAGAAAGTTTAGGTGGATGAGAAGGCGGCAAGTTCTTCAATCATGCTGTTAACAGCTACGCCAGACATACGATAGCCGATGTCTTCCGTCAACAAGTCATAGGAACGGCTGACGCCGCCATAGACAGCGATGGCTTCAACAACTTCGCCGCCCTTAAAGCTGTTCCCCACATTGTAGTCCATCGAGCGTTCGCCTTCAATGCGGTGCATATCGCATACAGAGAAGTCTTTGCCATTATCGAGATAGAAACGATGGAAGCGTTCTGCTTCTGGGTTCTCGGCATACTCATGTTTAATGAGCACTTTAACGGGTTTGCCAGAGAAGCCAATGACGCTATCGCCAGAGCGGATGTCTTCGATGGCCACTTGGCCTTCTGGTGTATCAATAAGTTCGCCTTCTGGGATACAAAGGAATGTGGCTTTAGCACCAAGAACTTTACCGGCCAATGCGCCTCCAACAATACTGCCAATCCCGCCGACAATGCCGGAGGTTTTTGTAGCAGAAGCACTTGATTTAGCAGCCGCCAATTGAGCAGCAGCGGAAGTATCCGCAATTTGTTTATTCGTAATGTTAGCCTGATTGGCCAATGCCAAGTTAATCCCCGTGTCTGGATTGTAGGTTGTTGGAGTATTAAACATCTTGGCCAAGTCCAGAACATAGTTCTGTTGCTGACCAGCTGTTTGAGCAGCATTGCTTGTCTGACCAAGCAGCGCACTCATTGGGTCATACGCTGCATTGCGATAGCCCTGAGCCAGAGTGGCAGCATAGTCACGATCTGATAGGGCTCTATTAGCACCGGCTTGCCCCAGAACCCCAAGGTTGGTGATGTTCTTCTGCGCTTGATCGGCTGAGAATGTTCTGTTTTGAGCATTAACATCCATTTGCGCCAGCTGATTAGCTAGAGAAAACTGATTGGCCGCACCTTGGTTGGCCACAGCATACTTAGCTATAAGCTCAGCATTGGTAAGCTGAGTTTGATTTGCGGCGTCTGCACCAAAGATTCTAGCTGCATTGGTTGCGGCTTGATTGGCGGTGTTTGCTTGATTTCTTGCATTAGCCCCAAATTGGTTGGCCGTGTTCATGGCCAGCTGATTGGCTAGGAATGCCTGATTTGCAGCATCAGCACCGAATTGACCGGCATTAGAACCCAACAGTGCATTCTGTAATGCCGCTTGATTTCTAGCGTTCGCAGAAAATTGATTGGCCGTATTGGTGGCCAATTGATTGGCCAAGGACACTTGATTAGCTGCATCTGCGCCAAATTGTCCTGCATTAGTCCCTAGGAGTGCGTTTTGCAATGCTGCTTGGTTAGCCGCATTAGCAGAAAATTGATTGGCTGTGTTGGTTGCGGCTTGATTAAGTGCGTTAGCTTGATTGCTGGCGTCAGCCCCAAATTGATTGGATGTATTTCTAGCAAGCTGGTTAGCCAGAGCTACCTGATTGGCTGCATTAGCGGCAAACTGAGACGCTTGGTTGGCTGCGTTTGCACCGAACTGACTGGCATCAGCTTTAAGACCAGTATTAAATTGGCTTGCAGTATTCGTTGCCCCAACATTAGCCAGCGTTACATTTTGATTGGCCTGCTGATTAGCAAGAGCAGCTTGAAGAGCGGCTTGTTGGTTGGACTGTTGCAGACCAATTTCTTGACCATAGAGACCGGTGCCAAAATTGCGATTGGTGGTTAGGTCTTGGGTGTAAGCCTGATTGAGAGCTACGGCCTGAGCCAAGTCTTCAGCCTGACGTTGACGCATTGCGCCGGAACGAGCCATAGCCTCAGCAGCAATGGCTGGATTGCTCATCTCAATGCCGCGAGCAGCATAAGCTTCGCGGGTGCCTTGTTGAATGTTTCTCAGTTCTTCAGGGGAAAGCTGACCCGTGCTAGCGGCAAATTGTGCCGCACGGCCACCAAGCAATTGAGCAGCTGAACTCGGTCCAGCTTGCAAAGCCTGAGCGTAAAGTGATTCACCAAGTTTGCCGCGAGCTAAACGCTCAGCCTCCGTCTGCATACCGGTTGCAGCTTGAGCAGCATTATAGCTATCTGGCGTATATCCTTGGGTGTTGTAACCCTGAGAACCAGCTGTTTCAGCAGTATATCCCTGCGCTGTGGTTTGGGCGGCATTGTATCCTTGGGAATTTGCGCGTTCAGCGGTATATCCCTGAGACTTGGCTAATGCCGCATTGTAGTTCTCCGCTGCCGCACGCTCAGCTTGATAGCCACCAGATTGGGCTAATGCTGCGTTGTAGCTTTCGGCCGCAGTTTGAGCGGCATTATAGCCACCAAGACCCACTTGTGGAGCATTACCAAGCAAAGCCGCTTGAGCTGGGGTAAACGACAGGTCTCCAAATTGTCTGGCGTTTTCAATCGCGCTACGCATACCAGCGTAGGGGTCAGCACCGGGAGCAGAGAGGGCTTCGGCTCGTTTTAAACTAGCAAGAACCTCTGGATTTAGCTGATTGTAAGTAGCCGCAAGTTGAGGGGCTAGAGCGTTGATGTCTGCCGTTGCAGCGGTTCTAACGGCTGTATTTGCCGCCGTTTCTACTCCACTTGCAGCACCACCTAATGCCTTAAATAAATCAATTGAACCTCCTTCTTTAACTGTAAAATTAGCCGTAAGTCCTTCGGCATCAGCAGCAGCCTTAGCGTATTGCTCAAGACTTCCATATATCTGAGCATAGCCGGGGTCATTGTTAAAATTATTGAGGATGTCGGGCCGAGCGGCAAGAAACGCCTTTGCATCAAACTGAGCAACGCCTTGCGAATATTGACCAATATCTTTAAGTCCAAGACCACCAAGTGCGGGACGTGCAGCAGCCTCAGCACCCAATAAAGCTTTAAGCGTATCTGGGTTAGATATGCTCGCAAGATAGTCGCGGGTAGCTTGTGCGGGGTCAAAACCAAATGAGTTGCCTGAACCGCCAAATGTTAAAGCTGGGCGTGCTCCAACGTCTGGTATATACTCTCCTGTCTCTGGGTTGTAAGGCATAAAATTAGAGGGAAGAAACTGCGTAAACGCTACCTGTGGTGGAGCCGTAGGAATAGAGCGAAACAACCATTGCTTGCCCAGATGTCAGGGAAGCGGGGAATGTGCCACCAGCAGATGTCCACGCCGGCCAAGTAGTGTTAATGCTTCCACCCGTATTGTTCTTTAGGGCCACGATGTTTACTTGGCCGCTATCAACGCCGGAAAGCGCAAACGTGCTATTACCGCTCAGTTCAATTCTGGCGTTACTTGCAGCCGCAAGATTGAGGGTGATGGTTCCGCTCGTTGGATAGCCAAATTCAGGAACCAAATCAAGCAGCGTAATGTTTGCGATGCTGGCAATGACATTACCCGTAATTGGGCCTGTAAAGTTTCCGGCAATAGCTCCCGTTCCTGTGATAGTTGGTGAGGTTAACGTCTTGTTTGTTAACGTCTGGCTTGCCGTTAGTTGAACAATGTCCGAATTGGTAATGCTTGCTATCTTAGTGGCCGTTGCTGCGTTACCGGTAGTGCTACCGCTAGACCCCGTAACTGAGCCCGAAATGGGGTTAGTGACGGTAAGGCTACCAAGTGTGCCAACACTTGTCAGGCTTGAAGCTGTTACGCCTGAAGCCAAAGTTGACCCGCTTAATGTGCCTGCTGCTGCTGTAACAGTAATAGCCGCCGTTCCGTCGAAGTTGACCCCGTTAATAGCCCGCGCCGTTGCTAAAGCCGTAGCAGTCGCAGCGTTGCCCGTTGTGCTGCCAGATGAACCACTGACATTACCCGTAACATTACCCGTTACAGCTCCAGTAAGAGGGCCCGAAAACGCTGTGGCTGAAAGCGTGCCGCCGCTTGTCCAGCTAGGGCCACCCGTGCTTAGTTTGGCTGGGGTAATACCGGCGTCCTTAACAATGATTGCCCCACCCGAAAGCTGGGTAGTCGTGCCGTCAACCGCACCCGATACAAACGTAGCTGCATCAACCAAGTTATTTAGGTTGGTTGCACTAACTTGCGTGTCGGCAACAATCGTTGCTCCTTTGGATAGAATTGCCATGTTATGAGGCTTGTGTTAACGCTCTGAAGGTGGGTGATGCTGTGAGCTTTACTAAGCGCAACTTGGGTCGTCCAGCAGTCGGAGTATATCTAAGTTGCATTCCGTAAGCCCGAATGTTGCCGATTCTACCACGCAGGGATGCGTCTTCACCAACGGCTAGGACTTCACCAAGGATGCCAGATACGGTGCCAAGCTCAAATTCACTATCCAAATTCTCAGACACACCCTCAATTAGAGCATCAGAGTTGTTGGTTTCACTAGATTCCGTATGGATTTCAAAGCTGTTGAACTTCTTGCGTTCTGGGCTTTGGAATGTAAACTCGCGGGTTAACGCTTCGGACTCAACGTGAAATGATTTGGATGGGAGGCCGGGGAACGTGTAGATGTTATCCACGTCATCAACGCGGGACTCCACCTCATTGATGCCGCCAAATCGATTGATGGCAAAGAGTCTATTAACACCACCAGCACTAGAGGTAATAAAGTTGGCTACGTCCCAGCCTTCTTGTTCAATCAAATCAATGCTTTCCCAGCCTTGGTTGAGCAAGTTGTAAACCAATATGGCGTTGTTGTAGATGGATGCGTTTAACGGGATGGCAATGTAGTAGCGATTGTTGTGATAGATGGCTACCGACTTGTCAGCATACTCCTTGTTGATTTGTCGAATAATGGGGTCAATTGGGTCAGACAAGGGTAGTCCTGCTCCGCGAAGATTATAGAGGTCGCCGAAGGCTGTTGCGTAAACACCGTTGTCTGAAAGGAAGAAAATTTGATTGGCAATAGTTACAACGGAACGACGGGCCACAAGCCCAGCTTCGCGTGTAATTTCTTTGAGTGTAATGTCCGTCAGGCTACCCGATAGCCCGCTAAGAAGATGAATGCTATTGCGATTGAGAACCACAGCATTGTCGTCGGTGAACGGGTGGACATATTGCAAATAGTCAGCAATGCCAGCCGTAACCTTGAACTGATTCTGGATTTGGTCATAGGTGTCTGAATCAAAAATGTCGGAGAATATCAACTCATCCCTTACGTTGCGGCTAGTAATTGTTTCACTACCAGATGTTCCCGTAGAGGTGTAGTAGTAGGGAGCAATGATACGCCGTTGGTGATAGACTCCCCACGGGGGCGCGGGCATGTGAACAAATCCAAGCCCTTGTGATTGAGCCACAGAATAAGTCACTTTGTGACTTGCGTGATCTACAACTTGGGCAAAGAAAGTGAACGTATTGGCGTTAGGAACAGACGCAATGGTGTAACCAGCCCCGTTTTCTACTAGGGGAGTTGTGCCAGCATCTACCACAAAAATCTGTCTGCCAACGGAAAGACCATGAGCCGTTTCACTTACAGTCACTACGCCATCCGTTATCACCGTATTGTTGTTAGCATCATAATACGTTGTGTTGGCATAGGTGCCGTTTGCCACCTTAACGAAGGCTGGGCTACCCGTAACAACGCCGTTCCAAGATAGGGCCGTAAGTCCATCCCTGAAGATGAACACCTTGTTAAACGCCTGAATCATCTCAACGTCATCCGTTATGGTGATGCCGGATGGATAGGCTATGTTAGTTGTAGCTGCTGTCGGGCAATTAACCGCAATGGCCCTAGAATTAAGGGCAAGGATAAAGTATTCGTCGTTATCATCCGAGGGGTCGGAGAACAAGCAAGAGCCGTAGGCATTGTTAATGTTGCTGCTCAGAAGGGGAGCCCCGGCAAAGTTGCTTCCACCAATTGAATAGGTTTCGCTACCCGTAGCACCTGTAATGATAAATGTAAATGTGGTTGAACCCGTTACAGTGATTGTGCGATTGCCATTGGGGTCAACAGTTCCAGTAAGCCCAGCGATACCCACTTGCGTGCCTGTAATAAACCCATGAGCAGCAGAGGTTGTAATTGTAACCGTCGTTGTGCTGCGAGTTGCGCTAGAAATAGTGCGATTGGTCCAGACGTAGAACGGAACAATCAACGCTTCACCGCTATTACCAAGCTGAGGCCCAAAAGCATTAGACCCTTTTCGTGGTTGCCAAGCACCATCAATGTCCATGCGTCCATTGATGGACACAGCAAGCTCGCCAGACTTTAATTGATCGGGGCGCAATCGGGCATTGATTCGTGAGAATCCAATGTCCACCTCATCATTAAACTGACTGTCTTTTTCGCCAAAAGTGTTATAACGAGCCATTGGCCTATCATACCCTACTGTGCCTTAGCACAATTAGGAACAGGACTTACGTTTGCCGTAGGCTGCTTTGCCAAAACCCTCGTAGTCCTTCTTCTTGTTCTCTTTCTTTTCGTGCTTAATCATCTGCTTGCGTGACTTGTAGTTTTCGTTTTTCATAAAAAGATATTAGCACGACCATGCTTTTCGGCTCCAGTAATTTGCCGATAGTTTGTTAGAGGTGCCTTTAATGCCACCGGAACGGGCACAATAGGAGGCTTTCCGGGTTGGTACGCTCTTCTTGATGGACATATTTGCGTCCCCAAAGCGTATGACTTTGGACTTACCATTGGCACAGGCGCGGACTACGGACTTCTTGCCGCCGCTAATGTCCCGCCTAGGGCTGTTACAGGGTAGCTTACGAGGGTTCATTCCTTCTTGTATTCCTTATGCCATTTCCAGATAAGATAGGCCAATCCCACCAAGCCGCCAATAATGCCAATTAGACTATTGATTTGGCTTAGACCTAATGCTGCTGCCGCTGGGGTAGAGGCCACAATGATGTCTTTCTCGTAGGAGTTCATCGCTTACGGGTCATTCTGTCACCAAACCACCAGCCTACACAATTGAAGGCCGCAAATTGCACTTCGTCCACCATGTCAGCTTGTTCAAAATCTGGGACGTTGAAGAAGATGATGGTGACAAGAATGAGGAGAAGAAGGGTGATGGCTGGGCGGAATAGGGTGAGAACATTCGCCGCCCACGGTGCGGTGTTTACCGGTGCAATTGCCGCATTCTGGCTGGCCGTAAACGCTTCCCATTGAGCCTTATCAGCCGCAATAGAGGCCATCGCTTTGGCCTTCTCTAGCTCGCGTTTGTGCTCTTGACCAGCTTTGTAGTTGTCAAAGAACCCATTGCCAATGCGAAGGAGAACACCGAGTGCGCCGCCGCCTAGTGCGTTTGTGAGGAGGTCTAGCATTGTTAAGCGGCTTTAGGGTTGGTAAGACGACGGAACAAAAAGTAGGGCAACCAGACCCACTTTGGAATCTTCGTCACCTTTACGTTAGTGCTTTCAATAAACGGCATCTCCGCGTCCCAAAGTTTCACGCGAATCGGCGACCCGTCCGGCGAGGTGCAGCTAA